TTCAATCTCACGCATAGAATTTGGAAAACCTATTGTATCTAAGATGGCTGTAACTCGCGTGCCTGTGGTCTGTCCAGCAGTTCCACCTGTAACCGTGGTTATATTAGACATGTTAAATAGACGGAAAGCATCCACCAGTTCTAAATCCACATAACCTATGTTTTGCTCTTTGTCCCATGTGTAATTGTAACTAACTGTGTAACCTGAAAATAGGAAATTGCCGTCAGCTGAAATACGAACTTTGCGCAAAGGGACTAATTTGCCCGCGTAAGGTGAGGTTAATGAAGTCGGGTTCCAGTCCCCATTCTGATCTAAAATTCTAACTCTGGCTGTGCCAGCCTGGAATTCTTCTTGCAATAGGTTATATCCGCGTCTGATTGTTACTCTATTGACTTGGTTTGAAATATCTATTGTGTCAGCCGCTTGGTCTGCCAGCGTATTAAACCCTAATACACCTTCACCAATTATGAACGGGTAGCCAAATACAGCACCAGAACTAAAGTCAAAGGTAACAACAAGTGTAGGAATTGCCATTATAGACCCATACCGCCAGCAAAACTTTGTTGTGAATTGTAACCGTTACTGTTTCCGTTGGCTGAGTTAGTTATAACTGTTGATGTTATTCCAAGTGCCGCCGCGCTAGGGTCAATGCTTACTACAATCTCAGTTGGATATTTTGATGGCAAGAAAGATTGTCCAAAGCCGCTGTAACCATAGAATGAAGGGATACCTAAAGGATTTTCTGGAGTTTTTTTAATCTCTTTGTCAGAATCAGGCACAAGAGATTTAATGTCTGTTGGGTCTGGAATTGGAACTTTAGCGGCACCCATCATGGCCAGTTCATTTCTTAGTTGTCTAGCAGCCTGTAATGCTGCATCCAAAGAATTTGAAAAGCCACCTAGAGGATTAGTTGAAGATAATTTCATAGCAGCAATTTGAGAAGATAATAACTGTTGGGCTAGGCCACCAGCTGCTTCACTATTACCTAAAAGAATGGCTTGTTGCAATCTTAGGCGCAAAGATTCATCCTCAGTAATTTTACCCATAAGCGCAGCTGTGTTCTGGATTAAATCCATGTTTAATACGGCTGATGATTTATCTAATACGGCTTTGGCTTTAGTTAAGGCAGTTTGCTCTTTGATTGCCTTAGTTTGCTTCTGCGCTAGGGCAGCCAATTCCTTTTGACGTTTAGCGGCAAGTGCATCAGCTTTCTGGCGATCCTTTAGATTTTTCATAAACGCAGGAGTTAATCCTGGGTTAATTGCAGACATCGGATCGTAAGGAGTTCTGTTTCGGCCTTCTCTTTCAGCAATAGCCTTATTAGAGTTTCGTGCACTCCAACTGCCAATCTTGCCTAAAAATCCAACCATTGTTCCGAGCCCAGCAACAATATCTGCTACAACTTGACCCATCTTTTCGATGTTGGTTGTGGCTTTGTTAATATCGCCACCGCCAAATGCTGAGGTAATAGCATCAGTTAAACCTCTACCAATAATTTCTTTAGCGTTGCCAGAAGCAATAGTCAGGGCATCCATCTTGCCAGCGTAAGTAGCAGCAGCTAGAGAAGCCTGGCCTGTAAAAGTCTGGTTTAACTTGTCCTGAATCTGTTGAAAGGACATTGTGGCAAGTTCAGCCTGGGTGAGTCCTAGATTGTATTTTCTAAGTCCTTTGAGGTTGCCAACGTAAGCCTGTGATAAATCTGTTACCGCTGTGCCTAAATCAACGCCTGCGCCTGCTGCGGCGTTTAACGCAGTTCGCATAATGTCTTGAGATGCGGTTACTGACTGTGTGACTTGAATTAACTTAGCCATAGCAGGGCGTAGAAGGTCATCAGCTACTGCATAAGTCTTTTCAAGTCCTTGGATAAAGTTTTCAACATTGGTTGCTTCGTAGGCTAAGCCTAAGTTATTTACGGTCTGGGCTAATTGTCTGGCTGCTTTGTCATCTGCAACAAAAGCCTTTAATGATTCTTTTCCAAGTCTAAAAGCCTTTTGTGCGCCAGCAAGGCCAATATAAGCCTTAGCAAGTGATTTAACTCCGGCAGTTAGTCCTAAGACATCCTTGTTGGCTTTGCCAAATGCGGCTTTGCCTTTATATTCGGCACCAATACCAATCATTAAGTCCGTTGTTGCCATTATCTGCCCACTCTCGTTCTAAACTTAGCTGCTGCGCCTTCAATGGCCTTGATAACCGCTGCGTTGGTCTTGCCGCCATCTTCAGCCCATGCACGATAAATTAAACGGCCTTTCATGTAACGACCACGTCTGCCTGATCCTGTGCGTGTGTTGCCCTGTGCAATAGGGCTAGCGTTTTCTAACGCTCTAATGAACTGCGCACCGGCTTGTGGGTTGTTTGAATGGCTAAAGTTTTTGTTAGTTCTAGGTGTGCCTTTAGGTGCTTTTTGCATACCGTTAGGGTTCTTACGCCCTGCGGTTTCAAAAATAGAACCGGAAGCAGTCTTGTTAGCAATAGAAGCTGCGTAGGAGAAGCCACGTCTGTTTGGCTTGGATGGTGTTGTTTTGTAGCCAATGCCTCTACGCATAAGAGTTGCGTTATAGATAGGCCACTTTCCGGTCTTACTATCACCGCGCCAGTGTGATGGCGTAAAGTCTGAAGGAATAAATCCACGAGCCTTTTTAACAATAGGCTTTAGCACGTTGGCTACTTCATCCTGTAATTCTTTGGCTAGATCAGGTTCAAACCTGCGAAGGGCGGTGCGAAGTTCAGATGCGCCTTTTAGCTGCGTTGCCATCCTTCATCTCCTTTGCCCTATCCTTCATAGCCATTAAATACGTTTTGAACATTCGCACATCCATATCTATAAAGGATTGTGCAGGAATTCCCGTCTCTAGGCTCATTCGTGCAATGAGGTAGTGAAGGGAATCCCTAGTTAGTCCAAAGGGTCATCATCAAGAACTTCCACACGCACGAGCGTATCCAAGAAATCTGCGCCAAAAGGCTTAACAGTTTCTCCCGATCTACGGATGCACTCCCAGGCTAACCAATAAACGTCAGTCTGCTTCTCATCCTCACGGAAGGCTTTGTGTAAGCCTTTCTTTGCATAGTTTTCAAAAGCGAACTCTATTGCTGGTGTGATTGTGTGGGTGGTATCGCTACCATCCACCCTTACTATTCTTAACTTTGCCATGTTAGCCCTTTTCTTTTAGTTGTTTAGAATGTGCCTGTTGTTGCTACTACTGTCTTGCTGTTGCATGTAAAGGTGATGTCAAATGTTGCTTCGTCTCCGACTGCACCGTTAATATCATTTAAATTGTCAATAAGAATAGTGCCAGTGTAAAGAGGGTTTGTTGTTGAAATTGTTGTTGTTGCACCCTTTACTTGAACTGCCTTGAACTCTACGGTTGTGCCGTATGCAGCTTGTAGTGTTGCTCTTACTGAACCTGCGCCTGATGCTGCATCATCATTCAAGAAAGTTACTGTGATAGTGTCAGCTGAAAGTCCGGTTACGAACTTATGAGCTGTGTCTCCCATAGCAGTTACTTCTAGTTGATCTGACATACGATTTAATGAAAAAGCTGTAACGTGATCTGATAGATCAACTGAGTTGATTTTAAAACCAACTGTGTTGTTAAGAAAAATGCTCATTATTTATTCCTCGTCTTTCTTGGCTGATGCCTTTGGGGTGGATTCGATTTGACCAATCTTTTTAAGAAAAGCCAAATCCTCAGGTGTTAGATCGGTCATATTAACTCCAACTCGTTAAGATACTCAGACGAATTTCCGTCGTGAGAAGGTCTCCAGCTGTTGTATCAACCGATACCCCAGACACAGAGCCAATGTTATATTTTAGCGTGGATGCCGCTAGTTTAGTAAAGACATCAACAATAAAATCTTCCATGCTTGCAAGTGAACCTTGATTGTCTAGCAATGGCAGATAAAGTTTAATTCTAAAGTTAGCCAAAGGTGCAACAGTTATATGTTGGTTATTGCTTGGCACGATGTAAGGATCATCAGGTTCTACAACTACGCTGTTGGCCAGCGGTGAGGCAGGTGGAAAGGAAAATACCTGCCATACCGCCGGATTACTTAAAGCCGTTGCGATGGTAGAACGGAGAGTTGTGACGGCAACTGTCATCCGACTAGTCCACCTGGGTTTAAGTAATTCGCAATCAAACCACGAACTCTAGCAAGTAGTGTGTTGCCCATACGGTAAGGAGAAGGTGTAAAGCCATCCGGTGATACGCCACCAGCATTTGAAAGTTGTCTTGATTGCCAGATGTCAACAGCAATTAGGAGTGATGCTTCTCTAACTTCTGGAACTGTAGCAAAGTCTATGTTTGTGCCAGCCGCTACTGTGGCGAATGGTTGAATTGGGTTCTTAACCTGATCTGCGCCTGTGGCTGCATAGGTTATGGAATAGTTATAAGCCGTCAAAGAATAGTTCTGGTAGTTAAGGGCAGATACCTGGACTGC